TTCCTATTGGATTAGTTGAAGGTGATTTACCAGTGTATCTTAATAGTTCTAATGGAACTTCTTTAAATGGTACACCATCAAGTGTAAATGTAGCAGCACAAGGAGGTCGTACCGACGTTCCAGCAGATAGTTTATATGCTGATACATCAAATGCAGAAATCGAACCGACAACTATCAACGATTTACGTCGTGCATTTAGATTACAAGAATGGCTTGAGAAAAACGCACGTGGCGGTACACGTTACATTGAGAGTATTTTAAGCCATTTTGGAGTAAGAAGTTCAGATGCAAGATTACAACGTCCTGAATATATTACTGGAGTAAAAACTCCAGTTGTTATAAGCGAAGTCTTAAATACAACTGGACAAACTGACGGTTTACCACAAGGCAACATGGCCGGTCATGGATTGTCTATAAGTAGTGGAAAAAGTGGTTCTTATTATTGTGAAGAACATGGTTATATTATTGGTATCATGTCAGTAATGCCTAAAACTGCATATCAACAAGGTATACCAAAGACTTATTTAAAAAATGATACATTAGATTATTATTTTCCTTCATTTGCAAATATTGGTGAACAACCAGTAACAAAAAATGAATTGTATGCATATACAAGTAATGCAAATGATACTTTTGGTTATGTACCACGTTATGCAGAATATAAATTTATGCCAAGCCGAGTAGCTGGAGAGTTTAGAACTACATTAGATTATTGGCATTTAGGTCGTATTTTTGCAACAGAACCTAATTTGAATAGTACATTTATTGAATGTAACCCAGATGATACTACTCGTATATTTGCAGTTGAAGATGATACAGATCCTTTATATTGTCATGTATATAATAAAATTCAGGCAGTTAGACCAATGCCTAAATACGGAACACCAAGTTTCTAGTGTCTACACAATGTTTAAACCCTTTCCAGTTAAAAGAGGAAAATGGTGGTCATTATGTACCCTGTTCAAAGTGTTTAAATTGTAAAAGACGTAGAGCAAGTACTTGGTCAGTACGATTAGTTAAGGAAGGAGAGCGGAGCATATCCGCTCACTTCTTAACTTTAACCTACGACACAGAACATGTACCAATAACCAATAAGGGTTATATGACGTTAAAAAAGACAGATATTCAAAAGTTCTTTAAAAGATTACGGAAATGTCATGGAAAAAAACACAAATCTATAAAGTATTACGCCGTTGGAGAATATGGCGGTCAGACATTAAGACCACATTACCATATAGTTATATTCAACGCTGATATTAATTATTTCGAACGTGCCTGGGCATTAGATAACAAAAAAATTGGCCAAATACATGTAGGAACTATAACCGATGCTTCAATCGGTTATACTTTAAAATATATATCAAAAGCTGCCAAAATACCAATGCACCAGAACGATGATAGAAGCAAAGAATTTGCATTAATGAGCAAAGGACTTGGCTCAAATTATATAACCGAAAATATATTAAAATGGCACAAAGCAAACGTCGAAGAACGCGTATACGTACCTTTATTAGATGGAAAAAAGGCTCCGTTAGCGAGGTATTACAAGCTGAGGATATACGACGAATTCGAGAAGGAACGAATTTCTTATTACTTCCAGAAGAAATCATCCGAAGCAAAAGATTTGTTAGTAGAGGAACATGGCAACAATCTACAATCTTTTAACGAACAAAAAATTTACGATAGTATTCGTAAATTGAATAAAAAAGAACATTTAAAAATCTAAAAAATGATAAAAACGTATCTTAATCGGGAAGAGCATACTCGCCGTTACGAAGTAAATAACGAACCAAGTGAAACTATACCAGACCAAAGCATGTCTATTCGCACATTGCTTGACCGTTATTCAAGAGGTCTCCCGATATCGGGAGAACGAACACCAATTTGGCAACAAGGTGACGACTATAATGACATGCCAGACATTAGGACATTAGATCTTGCTGAAAGGCAAGAATATGCTGAACTATATCAGCAAGAATTAAAAAGTTTGAAAAAAACTTTGAAATCTGAAAAAAATCATTCAGATTTACAAAAATTATCGGATATTAGCTCCGAGGAACAAAACGGCGTTTTGAGTGAGTTGGATTAATCCAACTCGCGCAAAGCGCAAGACAAGCGAAGCGCGTCAGCAAAGCACTAATACTACTTGATATATTAGTGCTAGTTGACACCAAGTCAACGAAAAAAAGTATTTAAGGAGTATAAACCCCCAACCCTAAGAAAAGCAAAGGCGGTGGAAGCTAATGGGGAGCCAAGGGAAGTAACGAAGTGGATGACCCAAGGCGACCAAAAAGCGAAAACCGACTTTGCTTTTTGGGGTTTAGAAAAAAACGACTCAAAGTCTAAATGAAATGCAGACACAAATACATAAAAACCAAAAACACGCAGCAACGCTGGAACGAACGCAATCGACGCGTAAACCAAGAAACATAACTACATTCAAACAAAGAGGCCTATTTGGCCGACTTTACAAAGCCCTTATATTATGCCCCTACCAGCATTCTTAGCATTAGCCGGAAAAGCAATAGGCACTGCCTTTGCAGCTAAAAACATAGGAACTACAATAGCAGCTGCTAACGCAGGTGCTCAGTTATTAACAAATAGAGCACAAAAAAAGAGCAACTTAGAAATGTATAATACACAAAGACAAGATGCTTTAGCAGATTGGAATAGACAAAACCAGTATAATAGTCCAGAAGCACAAATGGCAAGATTTAAAGAGGCTGGATTAAATCCACATCTTATATACGGACAAATGACTACTGCACAACCTATAAAAACACCAGAAGCGAAAGCGCCTAATTATGTAGCACCACAAGCAAATCCAGATGATTTTAATATATTAGGAAGGCAATATGCTTTAGAAACTCAACGTTTACAAGCTGAAAATATGAAAGGTCAAGGTGATTTAATTAAGGCTCAAATATTAAAAGCTGAAAGTGAAACAAATTGGAAAAATATATACAGTAATTTCTTTAAACAAACAGAACCTTATAGAGCAGAAGGTTTAAATATAAGCAATTTATTAAAAGGTAGTCAATATAGACAATCAGAAGAAAGAATTACATCAATTCAAAAAGAAAGAGCTTTAATTTATCCAAAAATTAATCAAATATTAGCTCAAACACAATTATCAACACAACAAAAAGCAGAATCAGTACAAAAAGTATTAAATATGATAACTGCTGAAAGATTATTAGGTCAAAAAATAGTTACCCAGGAACAAGAAAATGAATTTATGAAGAAAATTCAAGCAATGGGTATAGTAGGACAGACCGCTGCTTCACTTCTTCGATTATTTAAACCATAAAAACCCTAAAAATGAAAAGACGTATGTCAAGAAAACGAAAAGGCGGATACAGAAAAGTAGCCCGTAATTATTACATCTCACGAGGTGGAACCCGTTTATAAACATTTAAAAACAAAAAACAAACATGAAAAACTTATTCAACAGTATTAAGTTAACAAAGCCACAAAAAAACAGCTTTGATCTATCCCATGATGTTAAGTTATCAACAAAAATGGGCCAATTGACACCAATTCTTACTTTAGAATGTGTACCAGGAGATAAATTCAATTTAGGTTGTGAAAGTCTTGTACGTTTTGCTCCTATGATTGCACCAGTTATGCATAGAATGGATGTAAGTATGCACTATTTCTTTGTACCAAATAGAATTTTATGGAATAATTGGGAAAAATTTATTACAGATGCAAATAGTGGTGTTGTAGCTCCATATTTTATTTGGGACGGAAATCCTATAGATTCTTATGCTAAGTTCTTTGATTATATGGGAATTCCTCCTAATAATGGTGGTTCTGTAACTGACCAAAATTTAAATGCTTTACCAATTGCTGCTTATCAATGCATTTATAATGAATATTACAGAGACCAAAATTTACAAACACCTGTTGATTATAAATTAAATGACGGTAGTAATAATTCTCGTTTAATTTCAACTTTTGGAAAATTACGTAATAGAGCATGGGAACATGATTATTTTACTTCTTCTTTACCTTTTGCTCAAAAAGGAGCTGCAGTAGACATTCCTATTGGATTAGTTGAAGGTGATTTACCAGTGTATCTTAATAGTTCTAATGG